AGATCCAGTAGTTGGATCATATGATGGTCACAATAATTGGGCAGACTACGACACATATTTGTTTAAAGACTTTGATACAACAGGAATGGTGGCCTTAGACTACGGCTGTGGTCCAGGTAGAAACTTAGTTAAATTTAACAATAGATTTAAAAGAATTGATGGAGTAGATATATCTAGCATTAATTTGGAAAAGTCAAGAGTAAACTTAGAATACAACAATATGCCTATTCCCAACCTATATCATACATCTGGGGATAATCTATCGATGATAGAGGATAGTGTATATGATGTTATGTTTGCAGTTATTTGTTTTCAACATATTTGTGTACATGAAATTAGATTTAATATATTAAAAGAAGCATATCGTGTACTAAAACCAGGTGGAAGACTTTGTTTTCAAATGGGATATGGTGGAAAAGAAAATATTCCTACGGCAAAATACTATGATAATGTTTATGAGGCAGCAAGCACAAATGGTCATGCCGATGTTAGCATTACAGATGAAGAAGAATTGAAGGATGACTTACTAAATAAGATAGGATTTAAAAACTATAAATCAGATCTTAGACCAACTGGCCCTGGCGATAATCATCGTCAATGGATCTGGGTTCAAGTTGAAAAATGATTTACATAGCACATCGTGGTAATTTAAACGGACCAATACCAGAACAAGAAAACAATCCAGAGTATATAGACTATGCACTTTATCATGGATTTGATGTAGAAGTTGATCTTAGAGTTTCTAATGGAGTTTATTATTTAGGTCACGACAAGCCACAATATAAAATAGATTTGGCTTGGCTAGAAGATAGACAACATAAACTTTGGATACACTGTAAGAACAACGAAGCATTATCTGTCTGTATGGATAACTATTTGCATTGTTTTTTTCATAATACAGATGACTATACAATAACAAGTAACTCATATGTTTGGGCTTACCCAGGCAAATTAAAAGCATCAGAGTCATGTATCTTAGTAATGCCAGAACTGGGGCACGGAACAAAGTTTCTTAAAGGATACGGATATGCTGGAATATGTTCAGACTACATAGAAAAAATAAAGGGTAGGAAAAATGTTAAAACCAATTGATTATAATAAACATTTTGTAATAGGAACACCATTAGTTGCTTGGAAATGTGACAAAAAAGAACATATGTCTTGGCTTGAAGATAAGATGAATATTATAAATATGTTTCCAAATGTTAAATTTTTTGCTTCTTTTGAATTAGACAATAGAGGTTTAGAGCCATTTGCTGATGTCATTAGTGCATTAAAAGAAGTTAATGGAGATTATTGGACTTATACAATAAACGATATGCAGCCAAAAGTAACTTCTCAAAATAGATGGATAAGAATTGAAACAGGTCGTAATTTAATTAGAGAGTTTGCACAAAGATATAGAATAACTAGCGGCCATCATTGGGGAGAGGATTGTACTGAAGAAAATTTAGGGGTAATAAATTATCAAGCCGTCTTATATGTAGACTCAGATATATCTTTAAATGCTCAAATTATTGAAAAACTATTAGAAGTAGATAGACCATTGGTTGGTGTTAATGTTCCAGAATATGGTTTAAATGGAAAACAAATTAGTCAAGATCCGCCAATACAAGAGCATTGGACAACAGCAGGAATGCTTTTAGTAAATGCTCCAGCGTTCTACGATTTGCCTTGGTACCATAATTCTTATTTAAACTTAAGTGATGATCCAACATTTCAATCTATGGCTGAGAGGCTATTAAGAAGAGAGGGTCTTAACAATATGACAGATCCTTATGGAATGACTTGGGTTAGAAAAGATATACAAGCACATCATAAAGGTCAACTTCTTTCAGTAGAGGATAGACAAATACCAGATAGACTGGTATAATATTATAGTTACCCTGCCGAATGGGGGGTAGCAAATAACTCGCTGAAAAGGAGGCAAAAACATGGTAAGTTCACTAATGCGACAAATGCAACTAGAACCTTTTTTCTTAGGTTTTGATGATGCATTTAATCAGTTGATGGGATTAAAAAATGACCTCAACAAACATATCTCAAATTATCCACCTTACAACATCAAAAAAATTGATGACAATGAATTTGAATTAGAATTCGCTGTTGCTGGTTTTGACAAAAAAGATGTCAAGGTCATGATGGATATGGGCAAACTCCGTGTTTCTGGAACAATTGGGGAGAGAAAAGATGCTGCAGAATTCCTACATAAAGGAATTGCTACACGATCATTCTCATCTACATTTGCTCTAGGAGAACACGTTGAAGTTGAATCAGCCGAGGTAGAAAATGGACTACTTAAAGTACGTCTAAAAAAATATCTACCAAAGCATTTACAACCAAAAGAAATTGTAGTAAAATAATAGTATTCCTTTTAGTAGGGGAATCATTGGTGGCGGGGTTGACGGTATAGTCCCCCGCTATCATCTAAGGATAGGAAGAGTATGATAATCCAGGTTATAGGGTTGCCAGGTAGTGGTAAAACAACATTCTCAAAAGAATTATCTGAAAGAATTAATGCTATACATCTTAATGCAGATGAGGTAAGAAAAGATTTAAATTCTGATTTAGGATTTACTAAAGAAGATAGGGTAGAGCAAGCAAGAAGAATGGGTGCTTTATCAAGACTGTTATCTAATCAAGATCAAATAGTTATAGCAGACTTTGTGTGTCCAACTTTTGAAACAAGAAAAGCATTTGGAAAACCAGACATATTAGTTTGGGTAGATAGAATTAAAGAATCTAGATTTGAAGATACAAACACTATGTGGGAAAGTCCATTATATTGGGATATGAAAATAGAATTTGGTAGCACAGTAGAAGATTCAATATATGAATTTATAGATTTGTTTGGGTTTACTGATTGGAAAAAACCTACGACTCTTATGCTTGGCAGATACCAACCATGGCATGAAGGTCATGATGCATTACATTCAGAAGCAGAAAAGAGAACTAAGCAGGTAGTTGTTGGTGTAAGAAGTACATCTGGAACTTCTGTTAAAGATCCATTATCTTTTAATCAAGTAAAAGAGGGTATCCATAAATATAGGGATGATGCTTTTATAATGAAGATGCCTAATATAACTAACATAGTTTATGGAAGGGATGTAGGATATTTAATAGAAAAGGTAGAATTACCAGATCATATTCAAGCAATCTCTGCTACTGAAAAAAGAAAGCAAATGGGCTTGTGAGTGTAACCAGAAGAAGATCTTTTGTAAAAGCATTAACTTGGAGAACAACTGGTACTCTAGATACATTTATAATATCTTTATTAATAACAAAAAAACCTTTTATTGCTGCATCAATAGCCAGTGTAGAAGTATTAACTAAGATAGTTTTATATTATTTTCATGAAAGAATATGGAATAAGATAAGATGGGGAAGAGTTAATGATAAATGAAACCAACCTTATTCCAAACAATACAATAGTAGTAGTAACAGATGATGATAGATTTAATAATAGAATTAATGAGGTTGTTGAAGGTTTAGATAAAACTAGAGATTGGTTTACTAATGAATTTTATCATTGTTTGCCAATTATAATAGGAAATCAATACGGATTTGGTATCAAGTCAACTAGAACTTTTGAAGTTGTTTGGTCTGGAAAAACAAACCACACTGCTACAAAAATTAAATTTTTAGATGAAGAAAATGATATCCAGTCAGTTGCATCACATTTTGGTAGCGGCATTATAACCTTTCAAAATAGATTTCACTTTAGAACTTCTCCAGGAATAAACTTAATTACAATGCCAGCACCAAACCATATGATACCTGGAATACAACCTATGACTGCTGTAATAGAATCTGACAATTTAAGAAAAGATTTTACATTTAATTTAAAAATAACTATTCCAAATCAAAGATTAATAATAAATAAAGGTGATTTTATATCTGCAATTATGCCAATTAAAAGATATGAGATTGATAAATACAAGATAGTTGAGGCAAACCAAATATTTAATGATGATTTAATAAAAGCAGAAAGAGATGCTATTGACAAGTATAACGAGATAAGATCTCAAAAACACCTTAGAAAAGGACCTACTAAATTATATATGATGGGTAAAGATCAATACCAAAACAAATTTAAAGACCACCAAAAGGTTATTGACAAGGGGATTAAAAAGTGATATTATTGATACCTAACAGATTGGATATATATGGCACTTCATAATCATGTATTAATTAATGGATATACTTTGCTTCCACCAACAGATGAAGAAAAGACAAAGGTTTGGATGCAAGCCTTAGTAGACTCTATTGGAATGAAAACTATTCAAGGCCCATTTGCATCTTATGTAACTAAAGAAGGTAATCGTGGACTTACAGCAGTAGTTATGATTGAAACATCTCATATTGCTATGCATGTTTGGGACGAAGGCGATCCAGCATTTATGCAGTTTGATTTGTATACTTGTTCAACACTTCCAGTAGAAAAAGTAGTTAAAAATTTAGAAGATCACTTCGGACTCTTTAATCATAGTGTATTAGTATTAGAAAGAAGTGAAGGATTTAAAATTGTTGCTGAAGATAAATGGGATACACTAGCATGACCATGCCTGATTGGTCAAACTGGGACTCTCACAAATTATTAATTGAAGCAGAGTATAAAAATAGAATGGACTTCTTTGAATGGCGTGATCTAGGTCTTGCCAATAAGTGGATATCAGAACCGTTTTGCGATACCCATGATACAGGATATATGACAGATGAAGAAGAACAGGCATGGGAAAACGGAGAAGATCCATGTATGGTTGTGTTTAGAGTCTGGGAAGACAACATTGAATTACCAGAGGGTCAAGAAAGTTTATTTGATGAATAAAGGTTATGTGTTAATAGACTTTTGGGCTGATTGGTGTCAACCATGCAAATTAATGAATCCAGTTATAGATCAGATAGAAAAAGACTATCCTAATCTAAAGATTGTTAAAGTTAATGCAGATGAAGATGTAGCAATGGTTCAAAAATATAATATAACTAGCATTCCAACATATGTATTAGAAAAAGATGATGGAGAGATTATATCCTTTGCTACTGGTGCAATGCCAAAATATAAATTTATAAAAGATTTTGGATTGGACAATTTATGAGACAACTTCTTAATGGTTTAGCAATAGATGAATTAGCAAAGCCTGTACATCTAGCCGTAATAACAAAGTGTCCTTGGAAATATACCCTTATTGACAATGAGACAGGCAGAGTATATACTGGTAGTGATGAAGACAACTTACACCTTCCTGGGTATGTTTTATGGAAAGAAGTTAAATGATAATTGAATTAGAACCATGGGAATATGAACATGCCTATAATGTAGGAATTAAAAGATACATAGCAAACTGGAATAAGGCAGATAGAAAACACTATGAAAATAAAAACAATAAAGAAGAAGAACGTAACGCTAGTCCAGGATCTGCAATTTGTGAATTAGCAGTTGCTAAGTATACAAATCAATACTGGCATGCATCTATTTGGCATGAAAGTGAGCATCATAAATATAAAAATATGCCAGATGTAGGTAAAAATATAGAAGTAAGAAGAGTAAGAACTCAATCTGGACCTACTGTTAGAGAGTATGAATTAAACAAAAATTTGATAATTTGGGGTGCTGCTATAGTTTTAGATGATATAAAAACTAAAAAAACTGAATATAGAAAAGTAAAATTGTTGGGTTGGATTTTGGCGGATGAAGGCTGGGAAAAGGGTATTAAAACCGACTGGGGTAGAACTATTCCTTTAGAACTGTTAAATAAAGACTGGATAGAAGAAGAATGAAGTTCGGCGAATATATGTATGAAATGATCATGCAATTAAGTCCCTTAAATAAGATCATGGCATTCATAGGATTTTGCCTATTGACTTTTGCTGTTGTGGTCACTATACTTGATTATAGAAATAAAGGTAAGCACATAGATAAGAAAAGGTGGTAGTGGTGTCTGAAGAATTTGATATTGCAAACTATCTTCGTGAGGATAGGGAAGCACAGGATCTTAAGTTAGATAAGATTGTTTTTGATTCCTTGCATCGTAGAGAGATTATGATGGCTCAAAGGATTATTGATGAGAATACCCTTTGTTTGTCGGGGGTAGAACCTTGTGATTTTTGTAGAAAAGAATTGGACGTAGAATGATATATTATATAGCCTTGTTAGCAACATTACAAGTAGCGTACATTTGTTATAAAGAGTATAAGAGTTGGCAAAAAAATAATATATGGTAATCAAAAGTTTGGGTTCGTCTAATGGTCGGACTCCTGCCTCCGAAGCAGGTAATATAGGTTCGACTCCTTTACCCAAAATCTATTTACAATCTTGGGGTGATTATGGTAAAGTGGCATAGACCTGATTTAAACCCTGAAGACATTGCCAAGATAATTCGTGAGGGTAGAGAAGAAAATGATAAGAAGTTTGATTCTTATGTAGAATATGTTGGGTATATTGCAAAAGATAATGATAAGATTTTAGATGCTCTTGGATCTGATTATGATGAAGAGGGCATACCATATTGGAAGAAATGGTTGTTTGATGATGATGAAGAGATATTGCCTAATGGATGTCTTCCTAGTGGTCATAAGTTTTCTGATAATGATATGTGTCTTGTTTGTGGTCAATATAAATGATGAATGATACTTTAGAACTTATTTTAAAGATGAAGGCTGCAGAGGAAGAACTAAAAACTCAGGATTTGAGCCAGGCTATGAAAGACTATCTTGACTCAAGTAATAGGCTAATGCTGTCCATGCAGGCCTATATAGACTACCTATTATTGGAGGGATAGTATGGAGAAGAAACACAGGCTGCAATACAGAAATGCTAACTGGGATGAGATTAACGCTCGTAGGGAAAGACTTTGGGCAGAGAAGGCTGGGGAAGTAGTTATTGTTAAGCCAGCAGATCCTGAAAAGGTTAAAGCATATCAGGAAAAGAAAAAACTTCAAGAGCAAGAAGAGAAACAAAAGCATAATAAGAATAAAGCAGAGTTTTATAAAAGATTCAATAAGTATAATAAAAGAAGACAATCAATGTTTGAAGGAGATATTCTTCCATAGTTCAATTGGCAGAACGTCCGACTGTTAATCGGCAGGTTCCTGGTTCGAGTCCAGGTGGAAGAGCCAAGGGAGCATAGCCAAGCAGGTTAAGGCACCGAACTCATAATTCGGCTATCGTAGGTTCAAGTCCTACTGCTCCCACGCCTCGATAGCACAGTGGTAGTGCGTCCGCCTTGTAAGCGGAAGGTCGTCAGTTCAATCCTGACTCGAGGCTCAGATCATAGAAAGGTGTATAATTAAGATATGGCTACTTGGAAAAGACTTAAAAAGTTTTTAGATGAAATGTCTAAAATTGATAGACACCAAAATGGTGGTATGCCATCTCCTATGTTCTTTAACGATAAAGACATTACTGGGAACTATCCCAACAAATCAGACCTTCGCAACGCAAGAAAGAAAAAATAGCGGGGTGTTCAATTATGGACAATATCTACCCATATATAAGCATAATGACTTTTATATCATCTGGAATCATAGTAATGTATTGGTATATTATAAGGAATATGTTTAAATGAAATCCGAGGGTATAGGGTTAATACTATCCTTAATCACTATAATAACAATATACATAATACAGAAGAACAAATATGAATAATATGTCAGAATTTGAAAAAGAATATTATAAGCAAGAAGGACTATATGAGATTATGGATCCAAATAAATTCTATGAAGATGTTGTAGACAATGTCCAAAAACCATCAGAATAATCTTTAAATACCCCCTTTTTTATAGAACAATATTGTACTAACATGTTACAAGGATAAGCAATATAGATGAATGTGGAATAAAATGGAGTAAAATGGGTAATTGAGCATACCCCCTTTTAATCGTAATGTCAATAGCCTTTATACCCCCTATCATATTTGGGCATTTTTGTCAATAGTTCGTAATATGTTTTTATATTTTGGGCATATGTGGGCATTGTTCGTAATATATTTTTGACAATTTTTGCCCTATTATTCTGCCTTATTCTGGCATTATTTTGTCTTATTCGTAATACTTTTTAATAGATAATATATAGATTTTGCCAGATAATAGGCAGATAATTAAAGTTTTTTAAATGCTATCAAAATATATAGGACCCATGCATGATGGACTATAATTAATACTTGCTTCTACTGCTATTCTTAATCTTTTATTTATATCTTTGTACCCCCTGGTTGTGTAGAGGGACCCGAAGGCTATCAAGCCACCTGATCCTATAGCACCCTCAGTGATTTCATTCAATTGAAAATCGGTTGAGTCAAACTCAAACAGTCTGCCACGCACGGCAATGAGAGCCAGGACGCCGCCATCCTTGTCATCGGCGGGGGAAGTAGAAGGAGAATATATATTTATAGCATTCTTATATACTTGACAAAACTTTGTTCTCATAAATTTTACTAATTCTCTTCCATTATATCCAGAAGGATCTGGAAGATCAATGGAATGTAATAATTGTCCTAATCCTGTTTCTCCAGCATATCC